CACAATGCCCCAACCACCCAAACCGGCCACTTTATAGCGCCGGGGGTTGTTCTGCTTCATGGTTTCAAAAACCTTCAGATCAGCTTCATCCAGCCATTCATTACACAGGTAATTGGTGGTTGTAGCGTAAATCTGCCCATCCGGGCTAATCCAGCTATCATGGAACTTGTATGTGGGGTTCCCTTGGGCATCCTTGCCGGTGATCTCCCCGAAGAAGCGTTTCCTGATCCAATGCTTTTCGTTCCACGGGTTGAATGTCAGCGTGATTTGCTTGAACAGGCCGGTTTCTTCCGGGATAGCACCACGAATGCTTTCATCCAGCATATTGAAATCATCTTCATTGGTGATTTCATAGGCTTCTTCAATCCAGCACCAACACAAATACCCAATTTCAACCGTGATAGAAGTTACCTTCAGGGGATCATCAAGGCCCCGGAAGTAAATCTTCTGACCGGTGGGAAGGTAAGTCATTTCAAGGGGGCTTTCCTTGATTTCCCAATAGGCTGAAACCCCAAGGCGGTTGATTGCCCATTTCAGTTCGGTGAAACAGGAATCTTTCAAGGTTCTGAACACCTTACGAACCACAAGGGTGTTGGCTTCCGGGTATTGCATCATCCGTTTGATGATGTTCAGGGCCGTTGTCTTGGATTTCTTGGAAGCACGGCTTCCCTTACACACCCGGTAACGGCCTTTGAAGTTCCAGAAGGTTCCGTAACCCTTGCCAACCACTTCAGGAAGGTGAACCCGCTTGGCCTGTGGGCTAATCTTCAAGTTGATCATCCCCCGTGATAATCACCGGAACGGCCCCTTCCACACCTACCTTGTCCGTGAACATACCATAACGCTTGCCGATCAGTTCAGCGGCCTTCAGTCTTTCCTTGGCTCCAACCTCTTTCTGTGTCAACTCTTGGCAACCGTCACCGCACAGGATCGGGATTTCTTCAGTATGTTCACCCCGCATCACCGAAGTCAGGTATTTCATGACTTCTTCAGCATCAGCGATCTTGGCCGAATGAAGTTTTTCAAGTTCGGTTTCGATGTACGCTTTCAAGTCAGGTTTTGCAAGGTTTTCAGAACCCGTCTGCTTTGCGGTCTTGGGCGAATACCCCGCCTTGATTGCCGCATCCGTAGCATTGCCGCTGATCAGGTATTCATCACAGAACTTCCGCTGTCTTGGTGTCACAGGTATTCACCCCTTTCATCAGGCATAGAAAAAGCGCCCCGGTTTCCCGTAGGCGCAATTTCTTATTTACTATTCTACCGATTCTTTACTCTGTTTGGAACCGGTGGCACTCTGGTTTTCTCGGTTGTTTAGAAAGTCGCTGTTTGCCTTGGCAAAAGCAAGTAAACCCTTTCCGTGAAGTTCAAAAACCCATTGCATAGAATAATTCAGTTCTTCAGAAATATCTTCCCATTTTTTCAACTGAATATAGCGCCCGATCAGAATATTTTGCTGATCAAGGTCAGGAATCCGGTTGATCATGGTGAACGCTTCCTGTTTCATGCTCACAAGTTCATCAATCCGGGCATTGATCTTGGCTTCAAGATCAATAATCTTGGTGATGGTTTCTTCAAGGGTATTCTTGGGGCCTGAAGTCTGAACCTTGTCCTGCTTCAGTTGGCTTCCGGTAGAAGTCAAGCTGGAACGCAAGGTTGCAATGGTGCTATCAAGCCGATGGATCAAACGATCCGTTTTCCTGATTTGGGCAAAGTATTCTTTAGCCTGTTGGGAAAGGTCTTTGTCATTCACTATGTAACACATCCTTTCTGCGGTGGTCTGTTCCGTTTTCATTGCATCTGTACCGTTAATAAATGCTGAAAAATCAAGTGGTTTCAGGACTTTGGAACGCATGGAACAGATAAAACGGGCAGTTCCTTATATACACATTTCTTATATATTTTTTTCTTAATAAGAAGAAAGTATATTTACATCTGTTCCATCTGTTCCGTTCCCTGAAAACAACTGAAAAAGTCTTGAAAATCAAGGGTTTTCGCGCGGAACAGATATAGAAAAAACATCTATTCCATACCTGTTCCACACGCTGTTCCAACCCCTACTGAAGAAGCACCTGTTCAGGCGGAAATATTGTCCGAAAGATACCAGACAATCAGAAACCAAACAGGATCAATGCTGAAATACTCGGCCACGGCCATAAGCAACAGCACAAGGGTTAGCACCACCAGCATTTTCTTCATCGGCGTTCCACCGTTGTTCCTACAATTTCAATGCCCACCGCCATAGCCTTGAAATCATCTTCATTGCCTTCCACTTCCAAGGCGTTACCGTCAGCGTTTTTCAGAACGGCGGTGTAAATTTCATTTTCTTCATCATAGCTGAACTGACAATCATTTTCAGAATAACGGTCAATATCTTCTTGGTTGTCACACTCCAAAAAGGTGAAATCCATCAGTTCAGCGCCTTTGCAGTTTCCGCCAATTTCAAAGGCAACATGGCCTATGTAATCCCATTGCATGAAAGTCACCCGGATCGTATGAACACCCTGAAAATTAGGGTCATAAGAACTGATCATTTGTATTCCCTCCCGGTCTTGCGGTCTTTGATTTCAATACGGTTCAGAAGTTCAAACCCCGCCAAACGGGTGATGTACTTCAGGACGAAGATCAGGGTGTTCACCCGCTTCTGCTGTTCATCCTCGTCACGGATGATATTCTTTGTGCCGTGGTAGGCTGTCGGATCGTGATAGCCTTCAGCATTTTCCCAAGGTTTAGGCATCGGTTTTCCCTCCTTCTTCTCTGTACCATTCTTCAATATCACACCCAATGTCCTTCAGCTTTTGACGGGCAAGCCACCCATCATCTTCCTGATCCATCAGGTAATATTTCCGTAGCTTCAGGGTTTCGGCATAGAACAGCTTCCACGCCAGCTTCAGGCGCTTGGGGCCAAAGCCAAATTGGGTATGAAGCATCCACAGGATGGATGATTCCTTGTCCATGTCAAAAGCCCGGTCATTCGCCACAATCTGTTCATTGATTGCGTGGTTCAGGGCCTTTTCTTCAGCTTTGTTGAACTGAACGCCAAAGATTTTGCCACCGGACTTCTTAAACATCGGCATGGTATTCACTCCAAATATCATTGAAGCACACAGGGATTAGCCAATTAACTTTCTCTAACAGAATCAAGGCCACTTCCCGCATCTGCGGATGTGCGGCGGGTGAACACCGCAACTTCAGAAAATGCCGCCATTCACGAATGTTGGCCGTCATGACCACTTCCGTTTTCAGGCTGTTGGGAAGAACCGAACGGGCTTCTTGCGGTGTGCATCCTTCCGCCAGCATATCAAAATAGCGAATTTCCACCCCTTCACAGGCATCCCGCCAATAGTCATAGGCTCTGGAACCGGGTTCAAGGAAGCAAGGTTCAATCACCGTGATTTCCTCACCGAACTTGCCCTTGCCGTAATTACAATAGCGGGTGGATTCCTGACAGTAAGAAGCCATCCGGTGGCGGACGATCTCATGAGAAACCCCACGATCACAAATGAACTTCACCGTAAAGGAACAATGTTCCAGAACTGCTTCATGCCCACGCTTGATGATCCCGGCAACGAACTTTTCAGCGGAACCTTCCGTGATCTTATCCTCGGACTTGTAGCAGACACGGCCACATTGTTCCAGCCGCTTCAGAATAGTGGCCCCATCAATCGGGGTGATGAACTGCACATCAGGCTTGATAATTTTCATTTTCTTCAACCTCCCAATTCATTCCGGTGCTGTGACCGGTAAGGATCGAACCCTTCAGGGTAACGCTGTTCCAGCTTTTTCAAGTTTTCTTCCATGACCGTATCAAGGTCAGAACCAATGGCATCACACAGAACGGCCAAATACCAAGCCACATCACCAAGTTCTTCAATCATGTGGCGCTTGTCCAGTTCATGGCCGTGGAAGAAATGTTTCTTCACCTGTTCGGCCACTTCACCGGCTTCACCGCAAAGGCCCAAGGCACATTCCAGCTTCAGCCGATCCATGTTGGAACGGTCAGCGGTTCGCAAGGAATCCCGCATATAACGGTTAGCGTTCATCGGCGTGTTCCTCCGCTTTCAGATCGTCCAGTTCAAGAACCGTCATAATGGCGTAATTGGCAAGGTCAATCAGGGTATCACGGATAGATTCATCCTTGACTTCCTGAACCTCGGATTTGGTCAGGCTCTTGAACCGGGCCAGCTTATCCCCAAGTCTGATCCGGGGCATTGCCATTCCTTCTTCCGTGAAGGTCTGGTGAAAGCTGTCACCATAGTCATGATTTTTTCGTGCGTACAAGGCATTGATTTCCTTGCAAATATCGGAATGGCGTTCCGTTTTGGTTTTAGGTAACATTGAAATCATCCTTTCTTTCAGTTGAACCATTTGATCACCGGATCACCGGTGAAGCCCTTTTCCCACACATACCACGCATAGGCAATGGCGCTTTCCGGTTTCCCGGTCATATCACCGTTTTTATAACAGGCCAGCCGGGAACGGCTGATATAAACTTTTCGGGGGGGGGTATGCCTGAAGAACTCACCCCGTTTTTGCCCCTCCAAGAACTGAACCTTCAGGAACATAGCCACTTTCCCACCGGGGCGGACGCTTTCAAGCGCCCTTTGAACAAATTCAAGCCCCATTGAATATGGCGGGTTTGTGATTATATCGCCTTCAAAATCGTCCAGCGTTTCCTTCAGAAAATCCAACGGTTCAGGATCACCGAAGCCCCGGTAAATCAGATCGGTTGAAATGACTTCATAACCGTGGGCCTGAAGCACCTTGGAAATGTGGCCTTCACCACAGGCCGGTTCCCAAATGACCGGGGAAAACTGTTCCAGTTCCAGAAGCATTTCCACGGCCTTTGGATCGGTGGCGTAGTAATCAAATGCTTCCCGTTCTTCAGGAACATGGTTGGAACTGCCCAATGTGGTGAACACCTTCTTGGAACCACTCATTCTGCGTCACCGCCTTTCACAAATACACGGGTTTTCCGGTTTCTGATCCACTTGGGAACCGTTGTGAAGCCACAGCGTTTTGTGATCTGCCGGGAAAACTCAATCTTGGAAAGGGCTTGGAAGTTGTTTGCAATGCAATATTCCTTATACCGGCGATACACGGAATCGGTGGCTTCATTTTCAATCCCGTCAACACCCACTTCATTGATGAACCCAATAATGGGGTTGTTGTTTTCCTCATATTCGTCCAACTGCCCCTGAACTCTGCTGGAAGTGGTGAACTGTGCGTTCCCAAGAACCCGCTTCAACCCCTGAAGGCCAAGCAAGGCCAGATATTCCATAGAACCCTGTTCACACAGTTCATCCTTGATGAATGGGCGGAAGTCAGCATCATTGGGGGTAAACTTGGCATCGAAGGGAACAATTACCAAACGCCGCTGAACGGCTCCGGTTTTATCCTTGATACGGGGAATGTTGTTGGCGCTGAACAGGAACTTGGAATAATTGTTGAACTCAAAGGGATCTTGGCCTTTGCGCTCCACATTCACCCGATCACCCGTGACCAGCTTCTTGAACACGGAAGCATTGGCAATAAATTCATCACCAATATCATCACCGATGTTTGCCAGCTTGCCGAACAGTTCAGCGGTTTTGAACCTATCGCCCAATTCCTTCAGGTCAAGGGAAGCAATGTTCTGATCTCCAAGAAGGTTCTTCACCACATGAAGGAAGGTGGATTTGCCGTTGCTCTTATCGCCAATCAGGATGAAGGCTTTGCCAAGTTCGTTGCGGCGGTACATACAATAGCCCACCATTTCTTCCAGCAAGGCCCGAACTTCAGGATCATCACAGGCCAGCCGGTTCAGGGTATGATCCAACAGATCATCATGGGCGGCGGGGTTGTACGGCCACGGGATTTTGTTTGTAATGACCACATCCGGGGTGAACTCTTTGAAGGAACCATCCCGGATATTGTAAAGGCCGTTGCTGAAAGCAATGATATTCGGGTTGGTGGCCTTGGTGTTTTCCTCAATCATGATTTCCAGATAGGACAGGACTTCCGAACGCCACGCCCGTTTCAGGTTGCTGATCAGCTTGATCATGGCCCCTTCAATCTCACCGGCACCGGAAACATAGATACCATCCTTATAAATGTGAAGCTGGTTATTGATCTTCACAATATGGTTGTTGTTCTTCAGGTAGGTGGCGAACTTATCAAACAGGAAGGTTTTATCCCGGAAGAAGGATGTTTTCTTGAAGGCATCATCCCGAAGGATCACATCAAGTTCCTTGTCGGAAAGGGGCTTCTTCAGCACATAACGGTTAATCAGCCTGATACATTCACGGGCTTCTTCCTTGGTAAAATCGTCACTCTGAAGGGTCAGAATGTAGTTGAACAGGGTTTGGTTCCGCCCATCACCTTCCCCAAGGTTCGGAAAATCATAGTTGCTTTTCACCGGGGTCAGCCATTTGGGAAGTTCCTGAATCTCCCCTTCAGGGAAGTCATACAGAATGGGCCGTTCCACGCCACCGGACTTCAAGATTTCATAGCTGTTATTGGCTCCAACCTTTCCATCCGTGGTGATACCCACGGCCAAGGTGCATTTCGTCCAGCTTTTTTTAACACCACAGTTCTTGAACAAGAAGTGTTTTCCCCGTGTGGTGGCGTACACTCTGCACTTCAGTTCTAAATCCTGAACAATTCTGAACAAAAGTTCAGATGTTTCCGCATCGTCCACATCAATCAGGATGGTTTCTTCCCCAAGAATACCGGCGTATTCATCAAGGTCTTGGACTTCAGAACGGGTTTTCAGTTTTTCAATGCCTTTGAACTTTTCAAGGCATTGTTTATTTCTGGTAGGCACATAGCCCCTAAACAGTTCCATGCTTCAACGCTCCCCCCCCCGAAAGGTTTTATTGTTCATCGTTCCACCCCGAAATCTTTCAACCGATCCCAAGCAACATCAATGTAATATTGCTTGTCCAGTTCATCCGGGATAGGAAGATTGGTCACATCATCATTGATGAAGAAACAATGATCCGGGGTGTTGCCGAACTTTTCAGGGTTCTTTTCCCGGCCCTTGACGATTTTCCCGGAAACCTTGAAGATTCCGCCCTTGCTCTGATCCTTGGAAGCGAACACCCGGAAAGTTTTATCCGTCTGAACCTCACCGCCGCTGAAGCGGGTGATTTTCTTAGAACGGCCTTTTTCATCCCTGATCTTAGCTTCCGTAACCACCGGGGAATAAAGGGCATATTTGTACTTGCTGGACACCTTCACAACCTTCTGAAAATCTCGAAGATTGGAACATTCCATGATGGTTGTTTCCGGGCTGATCCCATGAAGGAAATAGTTCACAATGGCCCGGTTGACAATGGGAAGGTCATAATCCAGATCGGACAGCTTTTTGACATAGGCCCCCTTGCACTTCCAGCGGGGTTTCCCTTTTTCATCACGAAGCGGCCCGGAAGGAATAATGATGTAATTGTTCACATCCTTCTGATACACCTTTTGAAATTCATCAAATTCAAGGCGCATCCCGGTTCTTTGCTCCCACTCCCAACACAGATCGTCCAGCATTTCAAAATCTTCATACCGGCGAAGTTTGACCAAAATACCATCCGTGTTGCTCTGGATGATTTCACAATGATCTTCCAGCCGTTCAATCAAATCCAGAAGAAGAAGCTGACCGCCCACACAAACATTGTTGGCTTGCCGGGGGTCATACATGGCATTGTGCTTATCCTTCATAGCGCCATAGGTGCTGTTCAGAACAATCTTGTAAGGCTGTTGCATGGGGTTCTTCTCCGCCTTCAGCTTCAGGCGGGTGTGATAGATTTCCGCATACTTGGAAGGATCGTGAACATTACGGGAAAGCCACTTATAAACCAGCATCAAAGACGGGTAATAGGAAGCCACATCCACATTGACAAACCATCCTTCCCCGTGATATTTGGGAATGGCCCCGTGAAGGCCACCCCAAGCGAACACATGGGGAACCCCGGCCACATCCAATTCAAGGGTTTTGGAATAATCACGGTTCAAGGGGTTCTTGTACCAATTCAAAACTTCCGTGTATTTTTCGATCCGCAAGCTGGGCGGGAACTCAATTTCAAATTCATCATTGTGTTCCCTTTGAACGGCCCCAAGGATTTTGGCGGAAAGCTGTGCTTTGGTGCGGCCAATGTCAGAAATGGGAAGGTGGAACGCCTTCACAAGTGACATTTGGGCATCAAATTCATCTTCCTTCCGCCGCAACCACACTTCCACCGTCTGTTCCACATCATGGCGGCAATATTTGACCGTTTCGGCCAACTCTGCTTCAGTCAAAGGCCGGTCAATGTCGAAGGGAACAGAAGTTTCTTTAATGGAATGGCCCATGAACGCTTCCAGCGCCTTCAGGCTGATTGGCGGGTTCGGCATCACATCATAATTGATCAGCGGGTATTCCCTGAACAGGCTTGAATATCTGTAACCGGGTTTGTCCTCTGCAATGATCCAATCATTCACAGGCTTTGGATCAAACCCACACAGAATGGCCTTTAGGATGTACTGATCATAGTTCCGGGAATTGTAACCGGCCCAAATCACGCCCTTGTGTTCCTCATAGAAACGCTTCAGCTTGTCGGGATCATTGATAATCACGGTTTCTTTCCGGGCGTTCAGGTCGATCAGGACAACCAACCAGTCATACCGGAAAACCTCAAAATCATAGAAGATCATCAACTCACATCCTTTCAGCTTTTGTGAAATCGGTCAGCGTTGCCGCCTTATCAGCCCCGCCACGGGAAGGCTTTCACTTGGGGCCATTCCGGGGCTTTCGCCCCGGCTTGAAAGTTATCTTTCAAGTAGACAACAGTTGCTTTGCGGTAGACTATTTGCCTACAACTATTGTAAAAAAATTTGGGTCAGTTTTCAACCTCGAAAACCTCGTCAACGGTGATGGAATTGAAGCGGGAATCATCGTAGTCCACCGCATATTCCAAGTTTCCATCAATGGCTTCCGCCACATCAAGAACAAGCTGGGCAAACTGCTTGTAGCTGGTAAAGCTGACAGGAACACCGGAATCCAGCTTTTCAAGGAAGCCCATAGCAGAAGCGATCATGTTCTTGTCATTCTTGGTGCCGTAAAGGACACGGTTCATGAAAAGGCGCTGGTTCTTGAACTCACCGGACAGGATTTTGAAGGACACGGCCAGCATGGGGCGGTTGGGATCGGCCTTGGTGCCTTTGATCTCCATGCTTTCCAGCTTCACTTCATACTTGCCAGCGGGGATGGTGGGGAAATCACCGCCGCCGTTCTTCTTGGCATCCTCCACATCAGCCTGAAGGCCCTTCAGATCAACAGAACGATCAATATTGTCAAAATCAATAGCCATAGTTTTTTACCTCCAAAAATGTTGTTATGTTCAAATGGTTTTGAGAATATCAGCCAACCCATGAAACAGGCCGTTCACAAGTTCAGCGGTTTCCTTGGCCCGGTTCATAGTGTCAACTTCTTCTTTCGTAGGGGCAAATTCCTTATCAGGGGCAAACAGATCATCGGTCAGAACCCCATCCAACAGATGATCCAACGCCGCATCAAACATCACTTCATAGAAATCATCGTGGTTGGCGGCATAGTTGGCAATCGCCATCTTTGCGGCGTTCCGGTGAAGCTGGATCAGGGATTCCGGATCAGCATCAGGCGGGGGGGGGGATCAGGTTTGCACACACCTGAATCTTGCGAATCAGGCCACGGCGGTTCATTTCTTCTTTGAACCTGTTCAGGGCATCGTTTTTCATGTTGTAGTTCCTCCTTATATTTGGTTGGAAATGATGGTTTTAATGCGCTTCACATGGTCTGAAAGCAACTCCCGGTTCATCCGTTTCCAACGAAGAATGTTGGAAATGCAGATCAATTCATCCTGAATGTCCTGAAAGGCTCTGCGGTTGCTTTCAAGGTCAGCTTCATAGGAAGCAAGGTCTGTGTTCTCACCGGCCTTGGCCGATCTGACTTCTTCATCAGCCTTTTCAGCGTATTCCCGGAAATACTTGGCCGCTTCATAGCCCATGTGCTTTTCAACCAGATATTCAAAATCACGGGCCTTGAAGATGGTTTCAGGCTTCCCGGCAATCATCAGCACATCAGCCATTATTCTTCACGCTTCTTCCGGGTACGGCGGGGCGGGTTAGCATCCGTCTTGGGTGCGGGTTCCTCTGCCTGTGCCTTGGGACGATCCCACAGGGGGCAACCATCGGGGCCGCCTTCCTTGTGGCAACGGTGGCCAGCGTCAATGGACGGACAAAGGGGGATTTCCGGGTTTTGATCGTGCTGTCTGAAAATGCGTTCACCGTCCGGGCATTTGGGAAGATCGTTCCAAGGCGGGGTGTCACCGGTGGCCGGTTCATCAACAGGAACAGAATCATCCTTTTCACCGCCGCCCGGTGTCCAAGTTCCATCAGGATCACCACAAGCCGCCTTTGCCGCATCTTCAGCCGGATCATAGTTACCAGCCGGGGGCGGGGTTACAGTCTTGGCCTTTCTGCCCCTTCTGCTGGGCGCTGTGGTGGGCGTGTCGGTGGTTTCAGGTGCGGGGGTAGCCGGGGCATTGCCGCCACGCTTCACGGCTCCTGCGGCCTTCTGGTTGGCTTCCTCGTAGACTTCACAGAAAGCGTCATAGGTCAGCGGGATTTCCTTATCACGGACAGTCAAACGGCCACCGCCGAAGATCACTTCAGAAGTCTTGAAAGACAGCACCCGTTCATCATCGTCCGCCACGATACGGGCCACCAGATCAACCATACCGGCCACCTTGTTTGCCACCTTATCCTGAAGGTTCGGCTTGATGGAACTGATCTTATCGCCGCCCTTGCGGGTCAGGTCACGGCTTCTGTCCTCATGGCTGATCAGGATGATGTTTTCATAGTCCAGATTTACCAGCCGCTTCAGGGTGTTCAAGAACTCGCTTCTGACCATATCCCACGCACGGAAGGAATCATCAGATTCATGCTTCCAGCCCTGACGGTCACAGATGTAAACCCGGCACGATTCATAAACATCTTCCAGAAGGTCAACCACGATGGTTCGGAAATCGTTCTGTTTCTTTTCCAGTTCGGCCACGGCATCCATGAACACTTCATAGGCCAACTTGCGCTTGGTGATACGGCCTTCCACCGTAACGGTGTCACGAATGGCGATATAGGGGGCATCCACAAACTTGATGTTGCCATCCGTGTTCAACATCAGGGGATCGGGGAACTGATTGGCAAAGAAGGTTTTGCCGCTGAAGGGTGCGCCGTAAAGCCACACAACCTTCTTCTTGGTGGCGTTCAGATCACGGCGTTCATTCTTGGGAAGTAACATATAATCCCATCCTTTCTGACAATATTCTTCATACTCACACCATCCACAAAAATGGTTTGGGTTCTTGGGAAAGTCTGTGGCTTCAACCATGTGCTTCACATCGGTCAGGAAGTCCACAATCTTCATGGGGTTGTACTGAACCGGCATCAGCGTTGGTTCAGCATCTTTCAAGGCCGCTTGCAAGCGGTCACGGAATTGGGAAAGGGTTTCGGTGCTTTTCTGCCTGATCTTGGGCTTGGGAACAATCAGGAAATACATATTTCTAATCCGGTGGCCGGGATGGGTCAGTTCATACCAATACTTGTATTCGTGAAGCTGACCGGAAACAGCGTAGTTCTTGGCGTTGTTGGAATACTTGAAATCGTACAAATCAAACGCTTCAAATTCATCCAAATCTTCACCGGTGATCAGCCCATCCAGCTTCAGGCCCTTCCCCACGGGAACCAGATAATCCATGAAGCCGATGAAATCAGAGTTCCCGATTGGAAGTTCAAAGGTTCCGCCCGGTGGCAACATGGCCTTTGCCTTGGGGATCATGGCTTCCAACTTCATCATTTCATGAATGTGATCATCCGTCAGAACCGGGAAGCTGTTCTTGTAGAAGTCAAGGGCTTGTTCAACCCCTTCTTCAATGCCGGTGTGAAGTGCGGTGCCAAGGATCAGGGCGTTGTCTGCGTCCGTGTTCGGGATCGTGTCTAATCCATCAACATATCGCAACCGATATTTGAATGGGCAACGATCAAACACTTCAACCCGGCTATGGGAAAATCTTGTGGACACGATTTCACCCCCTTTATTATGTCTTTGAATGTGTCAAACCCTTGTGGGTATAGTACCATTGCTATTCCGCCGCTATTATTGATTTGGCGAATATTCCGCTTCTGAAGCGCAGATGGGGTTCCATTGGTGGCCTTCAGCTCTACTTCAAGGGCAATGCCCTTCACGGTGATCCGCATATCGGGAAGGCCGCTTTTCACATACCGGCTTCCACCCCAACGCTTTTCATAGAAGCCACAGGGCGGGGCGCTCATACGGTCAACAGGTTCACCCAAGGGATATATCCCTTCAGATTCCAGCCACTTCTTCAGGCGGTTTTCAAAGTTTTTTTCACCGGCCATCGGCTCACCCCTCCAACATCTGAATCAGGCTGTGAATACCTCTGACTTGGGTGAAACCCTGAATCTTCCCCGTTCCAGCGTAGAATTGAAACAGTTTATCATCAGACTTCCGCCAACAATGGAAGTGGCCTGTTTGCTCATTTTTCAGTTGGTATTCAATGCCGTGGGCTTCAAACTGCTGAATGGCATAGGCGATCCGGTCGGGGTTCTTTGCAACCCGTTCTGAATGAACCTGTTTGGCATGATTTTTCAGGGCATCCCACACTTCATCCCTTGCCATCGGCCCCACCACCCATTTCATAGTGTTCAAAGGTTGCCACACTTGCCATAGCCGAAAACAGGTCGGAATAATACTGAACAGCGGAATCACGGTCAATATTGTGTTTATCAGCCGCCGCAATCAGTTCATGAATGGTGCCACCAACAATACGGGTCATTTCACTTGCCCAAGCGTCAGCTTCTTTCGGGGTCAAACCTTCCATTACTGCCCACCGCCCTTCAGGGTGATCTTCACATAACCGGCCTTGGCGGTGGTCTTGGAACACTCGGAAGCAATGTCCGGGTATTTCTTCTTCAGCTTGGTGGAATCAATGCTGGTGGCATTGGTGGGCTTCACAAGGGTAAGGTTCAGAACATCGGATTCAAACTTATCCACGCCGAACTTCACCATTGCTTCATACAACTTAGCCTTCATTTCCTTTTCCTGTTCCTCAATGGCCTTCTTGTGGGCGGTCAGGGAAGCAATGGCGTTCAAGGTGGCAAGCTGGGTGTTCTTGAACTCCTGAAGGGCCGTTTCTTCATCGAAGGTGGCCGAACCACAGGCGTTCGGGTTTTCCTGACAGGAATCAGGACAAGTGTGGAAATCCGGGCATTTGTGGCAACACCCATCAAATTTTCCACGGGGGCAAGCATTTTCACATTTGATCATTTTTCGGGTTCTCCTTTCAGATAAACATTCAACTGCTTCAGGCCGAAGGCGGAAGCGGCTTCATGGTTGTCAAAATAAATGTCGATCTGGTTTTCACCGTATTTGTCAATCACCCATTGGGCGGGGCGATCCTGAACGATGTATTCACCCAAACCTTCCACTTCCACCACGGTTCCCAAGGGAAGCGGGGAAGCACAGGAAACACCGGCCTTCAGTTCCACGCCAGCGGCACCATATACAATGCCATTGGGCCGGTTCTTGGCCCATTCGCCGCAACACTTTTCACAGGAACAATAGGCGGTAATTCTGAAACTGCCCAACAGCACCGGTTCAGGTTCGGCGGGTTCTTCCACCAGCGGGGGTTCCACCGGCTCCAAGGTCACATCCGGGATCACGGCGGTAAGCTGATCCGATTCAATAGGGGCATCCGGGGCCTTGCTGTTGACAGCAGAACAGCGCCCAAATACAAACCCCATTGCAAGGCCCATCAGAAGGGCCACAAGGAACATCCGCCTGAACCGCTGGTTAAGGGCTTTGCGGCGCTGTTGCCGCTTGCTCATACTTTCTGAATAGTTCATTTGACACACCTTCTATTTCGGTTTTGTTCTTCAGCGGTTGCCCATCGGCAGTTATCAGGGGAATAGCCTTTGTCATTGTCTACCCGATCAATGGTCAGTTCATCGGAATAACCGTGCGACATGGCCCAATCGTGGAAGGCTTGGAAATCGTTCTTCCATTCCGGGCAGACGGTAATTCCACGGGAACCGTAATACTTGAATTGCGGAGTATTGGGGTTGAAACAGCGACTTTTCATATCCTCCCAAATCCCATATAGGCGGGAATGAATCATTCCGTGGGTAGAACGAAAGCCGTTCTTCAAGGCGGTTTTGTGAACGCATCCACAAGAAATCGTGTGGCCTGATCGTAAGTTCCAACTAAGAACCACGGTTTCATTGCCGCAATCGCAACGGCAAAGCCAAGCCGCTTGTTTGTTGGGGCTTTCTGCTCTGGAAAGAACCAACAGATTTCCAAAGCGTTTTCCGGTTAAATCAATCATCGTCTTTCACCTTCTTCATACTTGCGGAACAATTCATCCGTGTAATCTCTGCGCTGTTTTAAGGCTCCAAGAATATCTTCTTCAACCGTTCCCGGACAGATCATCAGGTAATAGAAACAGGGCCGTTCTTGCCCAAGGCGGTGAATACGCTTTTGGGATTGCTCCCACAATTCCGAACCTTGGGGAAGGCTGAAGTAAATGATTTTGTTGGCAAGCTGGAAATTGCCACCCATTGCACCGGCCTGATACTGAATGAAGGTAATGCTGTTGTGCTGGTAGCGGTAAGCATCCAAGTTCTTTTCTTCACCGGAAAGCACAGACACAGGCCGGTTCAGGCCCTTGGCAATCCCCTTCAGGCGTTCCATTTCTTCCGTGAAGTTATAGAACACAATCAAGCGATCTTCCGTGCTGTTCACCAAATCCCGGAAGGCTTCATAACGGGCCGGGTTATATAGGCCGCAAAGCTGACGGGCGTAAAGGCGGCGGGTCAAACTGGTATCACCGATCAATTCCCGTTCACAATGGGCATTGGAACCGTAGAAATCCGCATTCAGTTCAAATTCACCAAGGTTGGCGCTGTCAATCGCAATATAGCGATCATTCCAGAACTTCCAATAAAGGGGCGAAGGGCGGGTTTTGACCTTGATCCAGTTCCGTTTTGGAAGGCTGATTCCGGCCTGTTCGGTGGTCATGAAAACGGCCCCGTGTTCGGCCAGCTTTAGCTTCAGCCGGTCAACATTCTTATAGCCGGTAATCTGTTGCCGCCAAAAGCCATCGGTTTCCACCCATTCCGTTTGAATGTACTGCTTCCAGAACAATTCCTTTGAAATCTTCCACCCCAACAGTTGGCATTGGCTCCACAGGTTTTCATACTTGCCGCCCGTGGGGGTGCCTGACAGAAGGATCACATTATCCGGTTTCAGCCCAAGAATGAACTTTGACCGTTTGGCGTTCTCGTTCTGGATCAGGGAACTTTCATCCAACATCAGCGTGAAGCCGGTCAGGGTTTTCAACACATTCCGCCTGAAGGTCAGTTCGTAGTTGATCACGCCACAAATCCGATCCGGGTTATCAACTTCCATTGCGGCCTTCATGAACCAATCAAATTCATTTTTCTTGGTCATGTCATAAATCATCCAACAATGGTTCATGGCGTAATTTTCCGTCATGTGTTCAATCCAGTCTTGAACCTTTGAACATTGACACACCAGAAGATTTACACGGCTGTTCAACTTCAGGGCTTTTTCGGAACCAACAAAGGTTTTCCCAAGGCCCATATCAAGGTAATAGGCCACCCGGTTCTTCCCCTCGGTTTCATCAAGGGCCTGTTGCTGGTGCTGAAACAGGTTAATCATTGATCTGAATGGAATCACCCAAAACCTTTTTGGCGTGGGTGGTGGAACCGAACAGTTTCTTGACCACAGCGGCACAGAAACCGGAATAGTAGTCATAGGTATCCGCTTCCCCACAGGAAACAATGGTTTTGGTGTTGTCGGCCCACAGAATGATTGTCTTGGGGCCGCTATAAATGACCTTCTTGATCTGCGGAAGGCCGGTCTGACGGGAACGGCGGATGTGATTTGCAACGCCAAAGGTGGCGTTAAGATCGGCCTTGATATATTCCATCATGGCATCAGGCAGACTACCCGCCGCAACCACCTTGGATTCAGAGAACCAAAACAGGCCCTTGGAACTTGCGTCATTCGTCTGCTGAAAAAGTTCCACGCCAACCTTCTTGTTCTGCGAAAAGTAATTCTTCACCTTGCCGATGTAGCCGGTGAACTTGCCGCTGTATTCCGCATCGGGCAAGATTTTAACGATCATTCCGATCTGAAGCATATAAACCATCCTTTCATTGGTGAAGCCATTCACGGCGGATGTACTGAATCGCCGTTTCAAAGCCTTCAGACATTTCAGCGGGGCAATCCGGGCTATGCTGGGCGCTCCGCAACTGCTTAATTGCCTTCTTCAGTTCGCCACGGGTGGCGATAGGCGTGTAGGGGGGGGAATCGGGCGCAACCACATAGATAATGGCGAAGAAGCAAATCATATCAATGTTGGTGGCGTTCCTGATCAAATCCAACAGTTCATCACGGGTGTTATCCATCGGTGTTCCCCTTTCAGGCCGTAAGGCCGAAGAAAGAATTGAACTGATCAGCACCCACATAATCACGGAACTTAGTGGGGTTGATGTAGTAATTCCAGCAAGCACCAGTTCCGGGAACAGCGTTCCCGAAGGGAAGAAGGCCACGCTGAAGGCCGATTCTGACGAACTGATCAGATTTCCCCATGCACCGGGCGGCTTCCTTCACGCTGATCTTCTTGATGGGCGGTTCCGCAACCGGGGCGGCTCCATAACCCATCAGGTAATCAAAGGAAACGCCGGTTGCATCGGCAAGGGCCTTGATACGGTCAGGGCCGGGGGTGTTCTTCCCGGAAAGGTATTGGCTGATAGCGGCCTTGGAAGCCCCGGCCTGTTCAGACAGGGCGGATTGGCTCATGTTGGCCTGTTCCATAGCGTTCTTCAAACGCTCTGCAAAGGTGGTCATTGTGCGTACTCCTTTCATTTTTCAAGATTTCCGTGTGTAAACACGGCGGACAGTAAGAAATAACATCCCGGCCAATGTCGGACAGCTTTTCGGGATAGGTCAGGGGAAACATTTCCCCGCACTTTTTACACCGAACTTGGCGGGTAATCATCATTGGTTATCACTCCTGTTCTTCAAAGGCCACTTCACATTCCCCACAGAGAACATGAACTTCTTTGGTGGCCCGGATGATGGTTCCGCAACAGGGGCAAACATACTTACGGGAACTTGATCCCCCCCCTTTCGGGAACCCTTCAGCGGATTGGTACGGGGTCGAACCAGACAGAACCCGGATTTGCCAAGGGATTTCACGAAGGCTTCAGCTTGCGGGTTCAGGGCGGTTTTGTGCCATCCGTACTTTTCGCCTTTCTCCACGGTCAGGCCGTGGGCTTCAGCGGTTTCTTTGAACTTCCGGTTGTGGTAGGAACCAGAACGGGAAGTGTCCTGAACATTGTCCTGAAGGTTCTGAAGGTGAACCATTTCGTGAAGCAAGGTTCCACAGGTTTCTTCAAAGGGGCGGTTCAGGTATTCGGCACACAGGTTGATTTCGTAATAGCCGCCTTCCTTGGTGCCGTCTTGCCACGCCTTCCAACCGGTACACCACCCATAGGCTCCCACGGGTATGATCCGGGGAAACGGTGATCACAGGCTTTTCCAGCTTCCCTTCAAAGAAGGCTTTGTTGAACTTTGAAAACAAGGTTTCAAGTTCATCAATGACCGGTTTCAAACTGACTTCATTCATAGTTCTTACTCCATTTGTAGACTTTTTGCCTACTTAACAGGCAAAAAAAATCGCCACTCGTTCTTCTTCCGTCAGGCCAAGAAGATCATACAAAGCCTGAATCTCATTGGCCCGAAATTCACTACGGTTATTGATCTTATTCAAAAGGCCCTGATAGGTAATTCCAATCTTCTTGGCAATAAACCGAAGTTTATAACCGGACTGGTCGATCTTCTCACGCAACAGCTCTGTGTTGGTCATACGGCAATCACCCCTTTCTTCAAAATCGGTAGGCATCTTGTCTACACTCACATACTACCACGATGTAGGAAGAATGTCAACATCTTTTTTGAAAAAGCTAAAAATATGTTGACAAGCCGCCAACAGCGCCGTATAATTAGTAACAGAAAGGGGGTCATTCACTTGTCCACAATAGGAAGCAGAATTCGCAATCGCCGGGAAGAACTTGGTTTATCCCAAGATGAACTTGGTAAAAGATTAGGGTACAAATCCCGTTCTTCAATAAATAAGATTGAACTTGATCAGCGTAACCTTACTCAATCTAAAATCAAGGCTATTGCTGACGCATTAGATACTACACCGGCCTATATCATGGGATGGAATGAACCAAATCAGAAACTTGACGCTGAAAAACTGAAGTTCTTTGATAATCTTTTTCCCATTGAAACCAAGCGTTTCCCGCTGTTGGGGGATATTGCTTGTGGCAAACCCATTGTTGCCAACGAAGAAAAGGAACTATATGTGGAAGCTGGGGCCGGTATTCAGGCTGACTTTTGCTTACGGGCAAGGGGTGATTCCATGATTGGGGCCAGAATCTATGATGGTGATATTGTGTTCATCCAGCAACAGGATATGGTTGATGATGGTGAAATTGCCGCCGTTATCATTGATGATGAAGCTACTTTGAAGCGGGTGAACTATTATCCTGAAAAGAACTTGCTGATTCTGAAGGCCGAAAACTCTAAATATGAAGATTTGATTTATACCGGTGAAGAACTGAACCATATCAGAATTCTTGGAAAAGCCGTAGCCTTCCAAAGCGATATTAGATAGAAGGTGATTCGGTGAAGAAGTTCTTGAAAGGCTTTGGAATCTTCTTTTTCAGTTTCGGGTTTATCGTCTACACAATCATGTTTTTTACAGAAGCGCCAGAACTCCGCCCCGTGTTCATCATAATGGATGTCATTATGGGGTTCTTCCTGTTCCTGCTTCGGCGAAAAAGAAAGCCAAAACAGAAGGCCCCACCCAAAACAGAACCCGCCGTTCAGGTTCATTCCAATCTGAACCCGGAACGGGCTATTAAATCCATGCCGGGGGCCTACACCGTAGCAGAAGCCAAAAACCATGTGCGGATTGTTCAAGATTGTTTGAACATCTTTGAAAAGACGAAGAACCTTGAAACATTCTTTTCCCGCTATGAATATGGTATGCAAATAGCCCTGACGGTGGATCAAGCGGCCAAGGCCGGGATCATCCCTTACACATCTGATCTTCCAGCTTCTTTCTTCAAGGCGGCTGATAGTCAGAAAGAACGGGTTTTGTTAGATTCCTATTCCGATCAGAAAGCCAAGATCGATGAATTGAAAACCGCAAAGGCCAAAGCCACCCATTGGAACCGGTATCTGAACACCCTGAAAGAATACGAAGATCAATATTCCATGAACCCTGATTCTGAATATCCTGAAGTTCTGGAACAGGTCAAAGGTGAACTTGCCAAACTCGATCTGTCCACATCCGTTCCGCCGTCCAATCCCTGAAAACACAGGAAAATCAAGGCTTTGGAACAGGTGGAACAGATAAAGCGCCGGTTCTCTATATACTTTTTTTCTTTTATATATTTTTTTATCTACTCTTTGAAGTAATATAATATCTGTTCCAAGTGTTCCATTCTCTCAAAGCCACATCCCGCAAGGATTTTAAGCGGAACGGATATGGAACAAATGCAAAAAAAAAATGACCGCCCCCGGTCTTGCACACCGGAAGCGGTCAGGCGAAACAAACCCTTTTGAAGTTAATGTTTCAAACGCCTTTGAACATTATATCACATGGGGTTTAGCTTTGCCATACCCAATTTTGAAAGTTCAGGTGATATAATGCGAAATCCAAACGGGTATGGAACGGTTGCAAAGCTATCAGGCCAACGCCGCCGCCCATACATTGTGAAGAAAACCATAGGTTGGAATGACAAAGGCCACCCCATCTATGACATTATCGGCTATGCTGAAACCCGTGAAGCCGGGAACATCATGCTTGCTGAATACAACCGTGATCCTTGGGATGTTGACCGGGCCAAGATCACCCTTCAACAGCTTTTTGACCTCTGGAAAGAAAAGAAGGCCCCGAAGCTGGGGGAATCCAACCGTTCTTCCCTCTGTTCAGCGTTCAAGCATTGTTCAGCGTATGTGAACAAGCCTTATAAACAACTGCGATCCTACCAAATGCAAGAAACCATTGATGGTTGTGGGAAAGGGTATAGCACCCAAGCGGCCATCAAGAACCTGTGGGGCCACCTTGACCGGTTCGCCCTTGAAATGGATATAATAAACCGGTGCTTCTCCGAACTTCTGACTTCTGATCCAATACCGCCCACCAGCCGCCTTCCGTTCACCAACGATGAAATCAAAACGGTGTGGGAACATCAGTCTGATCCTTGGGTTGATACTGTTTTGATCTTGCTATATTCCGGGTGGCGTATCTCTGAATTTTTGAACCTGAAACCTGAAGATATAGACTTGAAGGAAGGCACGATGAAGGGCGGCACCAAAACGAAAGCCGGTAAGAACCGCATTGTTCCCATCCATCCAAAGATCAGGCCATTGATTGAACGGCGGCTTGCCGAAGGTGGCCCCCGGCTGATCAGCTACAACGGGAAGATTTGCAATCAAACCCAATACCGGATATTTTGGGCGGATATTATGAAGGCCCTGAAACTGAACCATACCCCGCACGAATGCCGCCACACCTTTGAAACCAAATTGGATAGCGCCGGGGCCAACCGGAAATGTATTGATTTGCTCATGGGTCATGTGTCCAAGGACACGGGAAACCGGGTCTATAATCACAAGACTTTGGACGAACTGAAGGCCACCGTGGAACTGATTCCATAGGGTTCAAACCTGTGAACATTTTAGGCCGCTGAACGCTGAACTATACACACATTAGTAACAAGAAAACCCCGAACCCCTGAAAAATCAAGGGTTCGGGGTTCGTCTGTTTTTATTGTACCATAAATTTTCCTACTCTGCAACGCTCTGAAGCACCCAAATACTGAACATTTCAGCCCTTTGAAGTTCGGTGAAATCGGGGTTATTAGTAACATAGTAGAAACACGCAAAAAAGGCCCTTCCAGCTTGAACCGGAAGGGCCTTTTCTCATGGTCAGGTTTTAGTGGCGTAGTCAAGGGAAATCCACCCGGCACCGCTTTTCAGTTTGCCCCACTTGGCCGCACCTTTGCCGGTGCTTTCAGCCACGATGGTATAAATACCGGGCTGGATGTAGCCGGTTGCACCGTAGTTTGTGCCGGGGCCTTTACGGATATTCAGGTTGGTGATCTTCACCCGCACATGGTAAGGGGTCACGGTGGCCCCTATGGTGCCGCCTGTGGGCTTTTCTGCGGCTGGGGGTGTAACTACTACCCCACCACCATTGGAAGCGCCCTGAAGCCTTCTGTTGACTTCTGCGGCAATCTCCCCGTGTCTGGAATAAAGATATTCCCCCGGACAGGCTTTGTTGGCGAAGTCACGATGAACGGTCATGTTGCATCCGTTCCGATGGTTCACACGATCATTCTTGTTCGTACTCCACACCAACTTCTTGATCCCGTTCCGCTTGCAAATATCCGTTACCAAATCCAACAGGGCCGCATAAGCCTTGGCGGTGACGGCGTAAGGGTGGGTGGTGTCGGAAGCAACTTCAATGGTGATTGCCCGGTTGTCATTGGTGCCGTTGCTGGAACACCAAGAACGATCCTTTTCATCCACGGAAAGGCCAATGGAACCATCCTTACCAACAACATAGTTGGCGGAACATTGCCGGTCTGTGGTGGCGAAATAATCACACCCCTGTTTTGCTGTCCATTGCCCAACGATACAATGAATCGTGATGGTGTCAATGGCATGGTTCCGGGGGCTGGTTTTGTTTTTCGTGATCCGGGTATAGGTTGCAAGGGGGGAATTACTCATTTTCTGTATCTCCTTTCACCTGAAGAATGGCCCTGAACTTGGTGAAGGCTTCTGCGATATACTTACAAGACACCATCAGCACAGCGCCCACAATAACCAAATCAGCAAAAATTTCTGTGTATTCTTCCGGGATTGCCCACCCAAGCTGATCCGCATAAATCGGAAGGGTGGTGATTGCTACACAAAGCAAGGTCAGGCCCACAACGAAGGTGGCAACCTTCAGCCCGGAATTGATCATTTTCTGTCTGTCGAAGGGCTGAAGCAAAACCTTGATGTTGTAGTAAAGGGAAAAAGCAACATTGGACAGGTACGCACACAGGAAGATCAGCATGGCCCACCCAATATTGATCAGATTGTTCAAAACAGCGTTCAGCATGGTTTCAAATCTCCTTTGCATCGTTATAGATTTCCGGGCCGTACAACTTCCGAAGTTTGATCCGGTTTTCGGCTTTGGCTTTGGAATAGTAAAACCCGGTTGCGGTTGCCAATTCAGCAAATATGGCGGGGATCAAATAGGCCAGCGGTTCAAGGTTTTCAGTTTTCCAAACCATGATAAGGGTGAAGGCCGTAACCCCAACGGTTACGGCCCCCACCACATACAGGATCAGCTTGGAAAACTCACGCTTTGGCTTTTTGGTTCGTCTGCTCATTCTTCCGGGGGATCGGTGGACAACTCCAAGAATTTTCTGTGAAGATCGTCCATCACCCCATTCACCCCCAAAGAATGATACTGCTTCCAGCAATTTTCAAAATTATCCCGTGCATAGATTGGGGCATAGCCTTTTTCGGAATACTTATTGAAATCGCTGATCATCTGCGCCCGAAGAAGGGCCTGAATACCGGCCTTCAAAGCCTTGGAATCCTCGGTGTTATGCTTGATTTGGCTCCACAGGTATTTGAATACTGCCAAAATCAAGGCGGGAACACCAATCAAGCACAACACCTGATAAATCGTCATGGCTTTTCCCTCCTATCAGGCCCCGATCAGGGCGGCAATATAGCGCAAATCCTCAACAGGGCCGTTGTAGAAGTCGAAGTTCCAAATCCAATGTTCTTCCTGATCCGGGCGCTTGTACTTCTGACAAAGGGCATCTTCCCAAATCTTCCCCCACCGGGCCTGATACCCGGCATCACGCTTTTCCAGCTTGGGAATGATCCGGTTCAACAGTTCGCCCCGTTCCTGCCCCATGCCATCATCATTCTGTGTGAAGAAGTCATAGGCGTTTTGGCTGGTGGCCGAACACACCGGAAGATCATTCAGGATCAAAAAACCACCCTGACCATTCAGGGTGGTTCCATACGGAATGTTCACTTGTCCGCAAATCGCCTTGAACCTTGCCCGTTTACGGCAAACATAGGTTTTATACTCCATCCGTGCTTTCCTCCCACCCGTACACACCGGGTTCCCACACATTGGAATCCACCGTGGAAATCCAATGCTTTTCCTTATGGCTCACCTTTGCCCCCTTGGAATAAGCGTCATGCGCTCCCACCGGTTGGCTCCATTCGGGCCATTCTTCAGCGGGATCACTCGTTTTGCTCCACAGGCTGGAAGCCGTGTCCGGTGTCCAATCCGCTTGGGAAGTATGGGCCTGAACGCACTTGTAAAGGGTTCCGTTATACCGGCGAATCTGCCCCACCGTGTAGCCAACAGGGAAAGCCCATTCAGCGAACAAATCAGCGTGTTCCGCCGCCGTTTCAGCGTCAATGCTCCCGGCTTCCGCCAAGGTCACAAAGACGATTCCACCGGCTTCTGTGGCTTTGGTGATCTCGGTTCCTGCGTCCGTTTCCTCCAAACTCACGGTTTCCAGTTCGTCCATAGCGGCACGGCCCAACAAATGGTAAGCCACACCCTCAAAAACAATGCCCGAAGCGTCATGCTCCGGGCAAAGGATGTAGCAACCATTTTCGGCTTTCTTGATGTAGTTCAGGTTCTCGGTCAGGCCGATACCGGCCCCGGCTTTGATGATTCTAAACATTGTCCACCTCCGAAAAAGATTGCATGGTAAAGCCGCCGCAACCGCAACAACCGGCCATGATCGTTGAAGTTCCGGTAATAGGCGCTTTGGCACTCCATGTATTGTTCTATGTCAAAGAAGGATCGTTTTCCCTCTTTGAACTCCCTGTGAAACAGCTTCAGTTTTCGCCTTGCCCGTTTCACTCCATCCCGGCTTCCATTCACCTTGATCTTGCCGGTTTCGGTAAGTGTGAACCGGGCTTTGCAGAACCGGAACGGCTTTGTAAGCGGGATCACCTTACACTTGCGCTTGTTCACTCGGATTCCAGCGGCTTCAAAACGCCTTACAATTTCATGGCCCATCAGCTTTGCTTCATCCACCGTGGGAAAGAAAGCATAGTAATCATCCATGTAATGACCGGCGCAATGAACACGGGCCTGACACTTGATCCATTGGTCAATTTTGCTTGGTAACGCCACCATTTCCTGTTGGGAAGGCTCAACGCCCAAAGGCATCCCCCGGCCCGGTGTCGGGCATGGGGAATATTGAATCACAGTATCAGCCAAGTTTTGAAGTTCAGGATTCAAAATCAATTCCCGGTGCCGCTGATATAACAGGGCATGGGAAGCATTTGGAAAGAACCCTTTCAAATCCAACAGCAACACAGCACCTTCCCGGCCATATCGCCGGTAATGCCATCCAAGCTGTTGTTTGATCCGTTTGAACTGCCAATGAAGGCCCTTTCCCTTTTGGCTTGCCCCGTTGTCATAGATCATGGAAGGTGAATACAACGGGATCAGGACTTCATTACACAGGGTTTTGTGGATTTGTCGATCCGTAATGTGCGGGGCATCTATCGGGCGGATTTTTCCCCGTTCCCGAAGGGTGAAATGGGAACAGGATTTGGGCTTCCAAGTCTGTTCCAACACCGTTCGCCGCCGTGTTGCCGTACCAGAAAACAGGTGGCCTTCAAAGTTTTGAACACTTTGCTTCCACCGTACCCCGTTACAGCACTTTTTCCCATAGAAGAACATCTTCCGATAGGAAAATATTTTATTCGTTGGCCCAAGGCTATCACACCGGGCCTGTTTTCGTTCCAACCGCTTTGCTTTGCGGCGCTGGAACCTTGCTTCATGCCGTTCTTGGCTTGTCATAATAAAAGTATTCGCCCCTCGTACAAATATCTTGTAGGGTGCCGTCTAAATTGCTTTGCCCTCACACATGAAATGGGATAAGGCACGATTACCCACCATGCAAGAAGCGTCCGTGTAAGGGCATCAAAGGGCAGTTTTAGGGATTGAAACCCAAGGAAGTACAACTCCTTTTACATCGGTCGTCTTTCACCTGAAAAGCCGTTTGCCTTCTGTTACTACATTTGACCGTGTATATCTGCAAAATCCGGGCCGCAACCCACCAGAATTATTGGCATTGTTATTGTTGTTGTTGCCATCCGTCCAGACAATAACGAAATTGTTGTTGTTATTGTAATTAGGGGAACGAAGGCCCCACCAAACCGCCAGAGGACACATTAACAGTCACGCACCTAATAGGAAATCATTTCTGTTTTGCTGTTACATTTTTGATTGCTCCTTTCAGAAGTTCGTTTTCTTTGTCGATCAGTTCACCCAAGTTTTGGGCCATCTTATCCAGCTTTTCCATTGCATCCTGTGACTTCACCGGGTTCCCCTTGGAAGTGGTAAAGGCCCCTTCCGGGTTCTGGTTCAGAATCAGGTAAACATGGGTCAAGCGAACATCCAGCGCCATCAGGGAAGCCCGTGCTTCAAGAAGATGGGCCTTCCTCATTTCAATGCGCTGGTTGTCCGAAGGAAAGATACTGTTGGCCTTCTCCGCATGGTCGATGATCTCACCGGCCAGCTTTGCCACCGGCTCCGCAATCAGCCGGGAATACCGGGCTGAAAGACGGGTTAGGAAGTTCAGGGTTTCAACATAAATCTGATTGGCCGTGTTGATGAACTCGGCCTTGCTTGTGGTTCTCTTTTGCTTCAGGACAGACATTTTCAGTTATACCCCTTTGGGTGAATTATCGACATTGATCGTTCCTTCCGCCTTTTCCACTTCTTCCAAGTGTTTCAGAAGAACAAATTCAATGTAATTGGTAATGGATCGGTGTTCACGGGTTGCAAGCGCCCCGATCTTGTCAAAGACTTCATCAGATAGGCGCAAGGTGAAAACACGCTTGTTTGTTGCCATACAATACCCCCTTCAAACAGGCTTATGGATATTGTATGGCTGATTTTGTCCGGTGTATGCACTCAAAAGACAGTCAAATGATAGCACTTTACCGGAAAACCCCCATTTTCAAAAAATCGTCGGGCGGCTTACGCC